AAGGCGCAGCCGATGCGCTCTTGCTGTATTGCATGGCTGGTGGCAAAATACTACTAGGGCTAAAAAAGCGCAGGGACGCTGAAAAAGCACTGTTTCTATCCTAGGACTGCTCATGCCACTTAAAAAAATACTTTTCCGCCCGGGTGTTAATCGTGAGAACACACGGTATACAACTGAGAACGGTTGGTATGAGGGCGACAAGGTTCGTTTCCGTCAGGGCAACCCTGAAGTGATTGGTGGTTGGGTACGTATTTCTACGAATACATTTTTAGGTATCTGCCGGTCTTTGTGGAACTGGGTTTTATTGGACGGCAGGAACATCATTGGTCTTGGCACGAACCTTAAGTTTTACCTTGAGAATGGTGGTGCTTACTATGACATCACACCCATCCGGGCATCCAGCACAATCAATACAAACCCTTTTGTGGCTACAAACGGCTCCGCCGTTATTACCGTCACAGACACATCGCATGGCGCTGTTACAGGGGACTTTGTAACTTTCAGTGGTGCTACAAGTCTGGGCGGTAATATTACCGCTACGGTGTTAAACGCTGAGTATCAGATTACTGTTTTAACCGCCAACACCTACACTTTTGTAGCCACTGCCACAGCCAATGCAACGGACGTTTCTGGCTCTCCCGGTGGTGGTGCTTCTGTGAATGCTGCATATCAAATTAGTGTTGGCCCTGAGACACAACAGGTTTTAGAGGGTTGGGGCGCTGGCGGCTGGGGTTTAGGTACATGGGGTAATGGCGCTCCCGTGGCGACTGTATTTGGTGCTTTAAGAATTTGGAGCCAGCAGAACTTTGGTGAAGATCTAGTATTTGCGCCTCGCGGCGGTGGTTTGTATTATTGGGACGCTGGTGGTGGTTTAAACACCAGAGGTGTTTTGGTGTCTAGCCTAATGGGTGCAGATCCTGAAGTACCTTCGGTGGTTAATTTGGTTGCAGTCTCAGATACATCCAGATTTGTGTTTTGTTTTGGCTGCGATGATTATGGAAGCTCCGTATTAAATCCAATGTTAATACGCTGGTCGGATCAAGAAGACATTCTTATCTGGAATCCACTCCCTACCAATCAAGCTGGTAGTGTGACGCTGTCACATGGCTCTGAGATCATTGCTGTGGTGCAGTCAAGGCAGGAGCAGATTGTCTTTACAGACTCTGCGGTGTATTCATTACAGTACCTCGGCCCGCCAGTTGTCTGGCAAACCCAACTCTTGGGTGATAACACATCCATCTATGGCCCAAACGCAGCCGTCCTTGCTTCAGGTATTGTGTATTGGATGGGCATAGACAAGTTCTATAAATACGATGGCCGAGTACAGACATTGAACTGCGACCTGCGCAGGTTCATTTTTAGTGACATTAATAAAAGTCAAAACCTACAGGTCTTTGCTGGATTGAATGAAGGCTTCAATGAGGTCTGGTGGTTCTACTGTTCAGAAGCAAGTACATCTATTGACCGCTACGTTATTTATAACTACGCAGAAAACGAAGGTAAAGGTGTTTGGTACTACGGCACGATGGCACGATCAGCTTGGTTAGACTCAGGATTAAGGGATTACCCTATAGCTGCAACGTATCAACCAAATAATACTGGTAACCTTGTAGAGCATGAAAACGGTTTAAACGACAACGCAACGGGTACAGCGATTGCTTTGGACGCTTACATTTCATCTTCCGAGTTTGACATTGAAGACGGCAACAGCTTTGGTTTTGTCTGGAGGGTTGTGCCCGATTTAACCTTTGGTGAGTCTACCAATAGTCCTACCGCCGTCAGTCCTAGGGTGACGATGAGTTTATTTGGCTTAACCAACTCAGGCTCTGGAGTTGTGAATACCGCCTCTGGCCTTGTTACCAAGGGTAGTAACTTTGTCATTACTGAAGAATTTACAGGTCAAATCTACACCCGGATACGGGGACGGCAGATGATCTTTAAGATCGCCAGCAACCAGATCAATACTCAGTGGCAACTAGGATCTCCTAGAATTGACATCAGAGCTGATGGACGCAGATAAATGGCACAACTAAACGCCAAAGCACCAAGCCTGCCGTTGGCCGGTACGGAGTACGAACGTGAGTACTTTGACAAGCTCACGAATGTTCTGCGTCTATACTTTAACCAGCTAGACAACCCCGGGCCAATGGGCGCTACAAGTTTAAACTTTGATTTAAACAACCTACCCACAGATGCTGATCTGGCTAATTTAAGGTTGGGTGATGTCTATCGAGACACACAAGACGGCGTTCAAGATACTAGTCAGATGCTTCGTATAAAGACATCTTAATAAGTTTATATGGCAATTTCAGACCAACAGATATTTGACTGGTTCTTGGCTAATCCCGGGGCAGATGATGCCACTATTGCCAGCACTATGGATCAGTTTAAATTGACTCCGGAAGATATTGCTCGCGCTACAGGAGCTGATTTATCTAATGTTCAATCTAGATATAACGTAGCTTCTGGAATTGCGTCTATACCTGTTGTAACTTCTGCTCCTTTTGTTACTACAGCTACTGTTACATTAGCTCCAATAGTCACGTCTGCTCCAGCAGCAACAATTGATTATTTTGCGCAACAGTTTGGGGAAGATACTTATGCTCCAGTAGTTACGTCTGCTCCTTTTGTTACTACAGCTACTGTCACAGCGGCTCCTGTTGTAACGTCTGCTCCAGCAGCTACGTCGTCTTTTAATTATGAAAGTATTTATGATGTTTTTGGCGGAAGAGATGCTACCAACGACTTAATTACGCAATTTAGAGGTATGGGGTTATCTGAAGATGCAATTGCTTCTGTCTTTGCTCCATATCTACCAGCTACATCCACCCCTGCAACTACGGCGGCTCCAGTAGTTACGTCTGCTCCTGTTACAACATTAGCGCCTGTAACTACGGGTACTCCAGTAGTAACTTCACCTAGATCATTACTTGATACCAATACTTCTACTGCTGTAGATACGCCCAACTACGATCAGATGGTTCGTGATGCGTATGCGACTATTGGCCGCACAGGTATGGGCACGGCGACAAACCAGATTGATCAGGCTGGCTACAATAACTTTTTAAGCGCATTGCAATCTGGCGCAATCAAACCAGCAGACTTTGCGGCTACGTTCCAAGGCGCTGTTAATAGGTATATTACTGATAACCCAGATGATCCCTATACAAAGTACGTACAAGGATATTTAGGATTACCAACTACAACCCTTGCACCTACAACTACGGCTGTTGGCATAGCTACACTAACAACCACCCCCGCCCCTACGACTACAGCGCCCCCTGCTACTACTCAAAATCCTTTAGTTGCTTTGTATCAATCAACTTTGGGGCGCACGCCGTCTCAAGAAGAAATTGATAGTTGGAATTTTGGTGACACGATTGATGCGGGGGAACTTGATAGATTCCTTGGCGCTGCGCGAAACGAAGCTGTTGATACTAAACCTACAACGGGTACGGTAGCTGATTTAGCTAGTCAGATTCTTGCCCAAGGAACAACAAAATATTGGGGTGGAGAGGGGTATGGCTCCACTGAAAAGACAGCCTATGACATGGCTGTACTGTTAGCTGGTCAAGGTATTACTAATATTAATCAGCTTGGGCAAGTTACAAAAACCATTCCTGGATATACATACGAAACTGAACAAGGGACGGTAGAAGTACCCGCGCAAACAGTAACTCAGTTTATTAATAAAGCGACTGGGCAACCTATCAATTCGTATTACGACAAAGCGGAAGGCAACACTTGGGGTGGAACTTTTGCAGGAGAAGGGTCTACTGCGTATAAAGTGCAATTTGATGCCGCAGGTAATCCTATCTTTTACTCCCAGTATGGGGGTTCATCTAACGATCTAGCAAATCTTTTATCAGACCTTGGCCCAATTGGTCAAATTGGTATTGCGTTGGCTACGGGCGGTTTGTCGATACCCCAACAGATTGCCGCGCAGTTTGCAATAAAAATGCTATCTGGCGCTGATTTGGAAACCGCTATAAAAGGTGCGGCAGCCTCTTTTGTCGGCTCTCAAATACCCGGCCTAGATGCAATGAAGGACGCTACTGCGTACTTAAACGGAATTGACCCAACCGGGGTTCTTGCTAAATCGTTTGCGGGTGCGGCAACAAGCGCGACTACTGGCGCTATTACAGGACAAAACATTCTTGATTCTGCTCTTGCTGGCCTTACTTCGGGTGGTTTGTCTGGTGCAACTGATGCCATTCTTAGCCAGTTTGATACGTCAGGAATGACAGCAGCGCAAAAAGGCGCGTTAAAAAATACGATTACAGGAGTTATTTCTGGCAAGCCACTTGACCAGACTTTAATGAATTCCATTACTGGACTTGTAAATGCGGAAATTAAAAACGCCACAACAAGCCCTACTACAACTCTTGCGCCATCTGTAACCGTTGCTGCTGTTGATGATGAGCTTGTACTCTACACAGATGCGGATGGCAATCCAGTACGTTCTAGTGATTTTGCTGCGTTGTTTCCGGGCACGGGAGATGCCGACGTTGATCGTTTAGTTGCCACTTTAAAAGGTGAAGTGTCTGAACCAACGGCTGGCTTAGCACTTCTTGCTACGGCTCCTCAAACAGCGTCTGCCGCTGTACTTAAATTAGTTGAATCTCCAGTTGGGCAGCAAGTAATACGTAATGCGGCTAACCAAGGTCAGTACGTTAGTACTTTATTAAGAGATACTTTAATTGCGTCAGGTCTATTTACAGCCGCATCTATCCCAAGATTTTTGATGGGTGAAGGCACGTTAGATAAAGTTGGCACTGTAAATTCTGATTTGGTAAATCAAATACCCGGGAACAACGTTGCCACAACCTCCGGGAACAACGCTGCCACAACCTCCGGTGTGACAGATGCAGGCACTGTGACTGTTACTGGAGCAAGGCCTGTAACAACTCAATATGTTGTGCAGCCCGGAGATTACACAGATACAACTGAAGAAGTTCAGAATTGGCAAAATACACTGGATGAAGTCTATTACACAGACGAAAGTGGAAGTCCTGTTACTTTAAGAGACTATTACAGGATTATAGGTTTTGAGCCTCCCGGATTACCACCCGGTGTTTTACCAACAAAGCCTACAACAACACAGGCTCCAGCGACTACTGCGCCTCCAGCCACAACTGCGGCTCCAGAAACTACTGCGGCTCCAGCTACGACGGCGGCTCCTGTAACAACAGCTAAACCTTTTAGAATAGATGAACCAACTACTTGGCCTGATCCATTAGATGACCCTAATTTTGATCCATTAAATCCTGATACGTATCCGGCTACAACTGCGCCTCCAGCTACAACACAGGCTCCTGCTACGACTTTAGCGCCGTCTGTAACAACCAAACCCTTTAGAATAGATGAACCAACTACTTGGCCTGATCCATTAGATGATCCTAATTTTGATCCATTAAATCCTGATACGTATCCAGCTACTACGCTTGCGCCCAAGACAACGCTTGCACCTGCAACAACGCAGGCTCCAGCCACTACTCTTGCGCCTAAGACAACGCTTAGACCCGTTACTACTCTTGCCCCTGCAACGACTTTGGCTCCTGAAACTACGTTGGCTCCCAAGACGACGCTTGCTCCTGAAACAACGCTTGCTCCTGAAACAACGCTTGAGCCAGCTACTACTCTTGCACCTGCAACAACTCAGGCTCCCGGCACAACGCTTAAACCTGTAACAACCCTTGAGCCTGTAACAACGCTCGAGCCAGCTACTACACTTGCTCCCAAGACAACGCTTTCTCCTAAGACGACCCTTGAGCCAGCTACAACATTGGCTCCTAAAACAACTCTTGAGCCAGCTACAACATTGGCTCCTAAGACAACTCTTGAGCCAGCCACAACATTGGCTCCTAAGACAACCCTTGAGCCAGCCACAACACTTAAGCCAGCTACAACATTGGCTCCAGCTACAACATTGGCTCCAGCTACAACACTTCAGCCAGCTACAACACTTCAGCCAGCCACAACGCAGGCTCCAGCGACTACTCAAGCTGTTAAAACAACTCAGGCTCCTGCTACTACACAAGCGCCGCAAACTACTGTACCTACAACTACTGTACCGCCTACAACAAGACCTCCAATTACTATTGCGCCGGTAACAACCGTACCGCCTACAACCGTACCGCCTACGACTATTCCGGGAACCACTGTACCGCCTACAACAATACCGCCTATAACAATACCGCCTACAACAACGGTTGGCCCGACGACAACAATACCGCCTACAACTACTGCCGCGCCTACTACAACTAAAGTAGTTGTAACAACTGCCGCGCCTACAACGACCAAGGCAAGTGGACAAAATCTAGGCTTAAACTTCCCGCAGGTGCAACAGGCACTTGCCGCTGCTGGCATCCCACAACTTGCCAATGTGTTTTATTACGGCAAGGACTTTACTTCTAAAAAGCAAAAAATTACCAAAGAAGGTGACTTGGTTGAAGAAGAGTACAAACCATTGAGTGTCGTTAAACCCGGCGCAGAGATAGAACAGCTTGCCGAAGAAGCAAAAAGCAAGCAAAATACAGCCCTAGATGTTGCAGATAAGCTCATGGGCGAAACTACGTCATTTGATGACTTAATCAAAATTTTAAGGGGTTAACATGGGTGATACTGAATGGTATAACGATTTTTTAACAAGTATTGGAATTGACCCCAACTCTACTACCACGTCAGACTTTGGTAATAATTACCTTACTAATGATCAATTGTTTGCTAAAATTACAGGCGCTGATTCTGGTTCTTCAAACCCAATAGCTTTAATTACCAAACTGCTTTCAGGCACAGGCGAACAAGGTAAAGCAGGTCAACTTGCAGGTGTTGCTGGTTTATACAGTTTGATAAATTCTCTTGGTGGTGGTCTTGGTCAAACAGGTCAAGGTGTATACAAAGGTTATCAAGGCGGTATCCCCAATTACACTGCTACCCGCACAATGAACCCCATCCCACAAACGGTAAATGTGCCAGCTAGGGAAGCCATTCCTGCTACGGCTACTACTCCAGCGGTTTCTGCGGCTCCGGCTGGTACTGCGCCACGTCGTCCCGGTTCTGGTGGTATTACTTACTTTAGCCCTATGACTTATACCCCTGTTACAACTGTGGCTCCGGCTACAACTCCTGCTGTAACTGCTGCGCCTATAGTCACTGCGGCGGCTGGTGGCATGATGTCTGGCGGTGTTTCTACTTTAGGCGGTTATTCAGATGGTGGTCGTTTACTCAAAGGCCCCGGAGATGGTGTATCTGACTCTATTCCTGCTACTATTGGTGGCAAGCAGCCAGCACGTTTGGCTGATGGAGAGTTTGTGATTCCTGCACGTATAGTGTCTGAGATTGGCAATGGCTCTACAGAAGCTGGAGCTAAAAAGTTATATGCCATGATGGATCGTGTCCAAAGGGCCCGTAAGAAATCAATTAAAAATGTCGCTGCCAACACTAAGGCAGACAAATATCTTCCTAAGTAAGGGGTAAATATGTCAGCAACATCAACAACGGCAACACCGGGTTCTTCTGGCTCTCCAATGGCGGGGTCTGCCAATATGTCTACCCTGTCTGAATACGCAGGGCCGTATGTAACGGATATGTTGGGGAAAGCCCAAGCGCTTTCTAATACCCCATATCAAACTTATCAAGGCCCAATGACGGCTGGTGAGTCTGGCCTACAGAACAAAATGTTCCAAGGGCTTGGTGGATTAAATTTCCCCGGTCAGTTAGGACAGTCATTTAGTTCTACTGGCGCGTATAACTTACCTCAGATGACTTCAACAGGTATGACAAATAATACTAATACTGGCCCAACAGGTACTGCTGCGCAGTACATGAACCCATATTTACAGGGTGTTCTTCAACCTCAATTAGAAGAGTTACGCCGACAATCTCAAATAAATCTTCAGCCTAATTTAGCTAAATTAACTCAAGCTGGTGGTTACGGTGGAGGTCGTCAAGCCATTATGCAATCTGAAGCAGACCGCAATTTGTTGCAAGCGCAAAACCAAGCTATTGGTACAGGCTACGCTAATGCTTACGACAAAGCTATGCAACAATTTAACACTGAGCAGGGTCAAGCTAAAACTTTGGCTGAGTTGATGGGTCAAGCTGGCGGACAACAACGTGGCATTGAGCAAGAAGGCATTACCGCTGACTACAACGAGTTCTTGGCGCAACGTGACTACCCAATGAAACAAGTGCAGTTCTTACAGTCTATGTTGCAAGGCTTGCCAATTTCTACTGTGTCAAATATTCCGCAAGCTCAAACTGGTTCGCAACAAGCAGTAGGTGGTATGGCAACTGTATATCAGATGTTACAAAACCTTGGCGTTATTCCTAAAGGTTAAGGACAAATCATGATTCAACCCGGTCAAATTGACTACCAAAAGCAATTAGATTCTTTAAAAGACTTGCCAGTCAATGCGCAGTCTATTGAGTATCTGACTGACCTTTCGCGTAACCCCGGTTCTCCGTTTGTTCGCTTTCTAGTTGAAAGCCGTTTGGAGCAACTGACTAAAGCTTTGCAAAATCAAGCTGGTTCACAAGCGCAAGAAAACGCGCCTCAAGGCACAATCTCAGACAAAATTCAACAGGCCGCAGGGCTTGCCGCATTACAGACTGGCCAACAACGTCAAGCCGCTGAGCAAATGCAAAAGCAAGCGAGCCAAGCGCAGATGCCAGTTCCGCAAGGCATTGCGCAACCCCAAGCGCAAGCTGAACCAGACTACGGTATAGCGAGTGCGCCTATGGACTCTGAGATGTTTAACTTTGCCCCCGGTGGCATTGTTACGTTTGCCAACCCAGAAAAAGAAAAGAAACAGCTAGTTGAAGATGATAGCGACCTTCGTAAAAAATACGAACGTGAAGCAACGGAAATGAGTTTTGGCCAACGTACGCAATTTAGTAGTCCTGAAGTTAAACAAATGGCTAATCAGATTCGATCTGAAGTTCAAGACGCATATCTAAAAAGCGAACAAACTAAAATGTTGCAACCTGTTGCACGTCCTTCTGCTACAGGTGATATGCCTATTGCAGCCGCCCCTGTTTCTGCTCCTGTTCCTGCTCCCGGTGGCATTGCCACAATACCTGATGCAGAAAGCCAAAAGCTTGCGCGTTTAGCGGCTAACCCTCCAGCAGCGCAGAATATGAATCCTGCTTTGCAACCCAATAAAAACGTTCCGCCTCCACCTCCTCCTCCACCACTTACAAACGTAAAACCGCCTGCGCCACCAGCACCTCCAGCACCGCCAGCAGCTAGTGCAACCGCTGGTATAGAGACTCTCATTAATAAAATGTACAACATGCCAGAACGCAATAAGTTTGGCCAATTAATTGATGAAGCTCGCGCTAACATGGTGACAACACCGCAAAGCGATTTAATTAAACAGGAACAAGATTTACAAAAAACTCTTGGTATTGGTACGTTTGGTAAACAACAACAACAAATGTACGAAGACAACAAAGCGCGTCAGGCCAAGATTGAAGCTGGTCGTGGACAACGCGACTTTATGGCGCAACTTGCCGCATACTCACGTCCCGGTGCAAACTGGAGTCAAGTGATGGAGCGTGACATTGCCAACAAATCAGCTGCATTAATGGAAGATGAACGGTTTGCAAATGCGCAAAACAAATTATTAACAGACATTCAAGCTACTGCGGAAGCGCAACGTGTTGGTACAGCCAGCACTGTTCGCGCGGCTAAAGCAAAAGAAAAAGAAACCAAAGAAAAAATGTTAGACCTCATCATGAGGCTTACAGGCGACGATGCAAAAATTGCACAAGCAATTCTTGGTGACACTTTAAAAGCCGCAGTTAGCACATACGGTAGTGACTTGCAATATAAAGCTAGTATGGCTAACACCGCTGCTAACGCCGCGTCTAAAAGTGAAAAACTTCTTTTAGATAGAGAAAGACAAATACTACGTAATGATCAAGCTCTTAAACAGATGGAAGCACGTAATCAAGATTTGTTAAATAAAAACACAGACTACAAAGGCTATGTAAAAATACGCCAAGGTCTTGAACAAAATTTAAATTACATAACAGACGAAGCCAAAAGAGCAAAAACACTAGACCAAATTGATGGCTATAACCAAAAAATTGCTGACATAACCGCTAAAATTATTGGTGGCGGAATCAGTACATTGCCCGCTAGTGCGCCACCACCCGGAGCCGTTAGAGAAGTGAAGAAGCCATAACATGCCTACATATCAAGTTGATGTTGGAAACAAAACCTACGAAGTAGATGCGCCAGATTCCAACACTGCTTGGCAGTGGGCTAACTTTACCCATTCAAAAGCACCTAAAGAACCTGTTGCGTCTAAAGAACGTACCTATGGCGAAGCGTTTAGCGACATAGGTGCGGCAGGTCTTGGTGGTATTGGCTCACTCGTTCAGTTGCCCGGTCAACTCTATGGCTTAGCCACTGGAGATTTTTCTAAGACAGGCGCTTTAGGCGCTGGTCAAGAACTTGAAGAATACGCCAAAGGACTTAAGTCCAAAGGCTTGCTTGCCCGTGAAGCCGCACGCGATACGGCTGTACAGAATGCTGAAAAGCAAGGTCAATTCCAAGCGTTTAAGACTGCTATTGGCCAGACTATTTCTGATCCGGCTTTGATGTCTACGTTCCTTGCGGAACAATTACCACAGATAATCCCTGCCGCTTTAACAGGTGGTGCTACTGCCGCAGCTACGTCTGGCAACGTATTGGCAAAGGCGGCTGCTAGACAAATCTCTAAAGAAGCCGCAGAGAAAGTGGCACAGCGTGAAGCTATCCGTGCAGGTACTACTGCCGCTATTGGTACAGGCGCAGTGCAACAAGGCGCAGACATTGGCGCTGGCACTTACGATGAAGTGGTCAAAGAACTTGTAAGTAAGGGCGCAACTCCTGAACAAGCCGGACAAGCCGCTATCAATCTGGCAAGGGCTTCTGGCGTATCGGGCGCGGCTCTGTCTCTTATTGCCAATAGGTATTTACCCGGGGGTCAAGCCTTGGAGCGAGTGTTGGCCGGTGGGACAACAGGCAAAGGCATCATCACGGGTGCGGCTACGGGTGCGGTCAAAGAACTGCCAAGCGAGATACTGGAAGAAACAGGCGGCAGATTTACACAGAACCTTGCCTTGCGCGAAGTCAAACCAGAGCAAAGCCTTACACAAGGACTGGGCGCAACTGCTGGTCAAGCGGCACTTGGTGCAGTGGGTCTGGGCGGTGTGGCTGGAGCTATTGGTGGACGTGGTGGTGCTACGCCTGAAGTACCTGTTGATCAACAACAAGAACCTGTTGTAACACCTGCGCCCACTGCGGCTCCTGAAGAAGAAAAAGAACGCACGCTCGAGGAGTTACTTGCCACTGGCAAACGTCCACCTCCTGAATACAAAGCGCCAGAGGGTGTGACTATTACTGCGCCTAAAGGCTCACTAGATGAGCTTGAGCAGATTATTGCTGCACAGCAACAAAAGTACGACACTCGTAAACAAGAGATTGAACGCAAACAAGGGATGAATCAAAATCCCAAAGGACAAATAACTGCAAATGAACAACTTGCTGCTGAACTCACGGCTATGCGGGAAGCGCTTGCCAAAAGGATTGAGGCTGGAGAAACGTATGCTACAAAATCTGACCAAGGAACAGGTGGAGATGGCTCTGGAATATCTGTACCACCAAGTAATAATGTACCCCCCGCCGAAGGAGCTGGAGCACTTGAACGAGGCGGAGTGGATAGTACTGGACAAGATGCTGGAGGGCTTGATAAAGGAACAACAGGACAGCCGCCTCCAGTAATAACACCACCAGCAGAAACACAAATTGTAAAACCCACAGGAGCAGACGTTGGCACTCAAACCGCTGAAACCAAGCAAGCAGAAACGCAAGGACAAAAACCACCCGCAGCCCCCGTTGTAAAAACTGCTGCGCAGCAAGACGAAGACTTACTTAATAGTCTCTTTGGAGATGATGGACTACCTTCAACCGGTTCTGCGCGTCGTACTCAAGCACAAATTGCAGACGATAAAAAACGTGAAGAGCTTGGTAAAAAATATGGGTTGACGCAGAAAGAAGAAGAGTCACAACAAGACTTTGGTAAGCGTTTGCGTAAAGCCGTTGCATTTGAAAAAGAACGCGAAGGCAAGCCACTCTCTGCTATGAGCACGCAGGCAATTGCAGGTCAAGAACTAAAAGAAGAAAAAGGATACTTTGCGCCTCAAGAGCAACGTGACTTGTACGAAGAAACTCGTCAAGAATACAACTCCAGACTTGAAGAAGGCGAAGAGCCATTACCTGCTTATAAAGAATTAGACAATGATGAACGTCTTGTTTATTTCCGTGACAACATTAAACGAAACGATCAAACAGAGCATGATAATGCAGTTAAAGATTTAGCTGACTATCGTGAATCACGTAAGAGTGAAGTTGAAACGTACCAAATTCGTGACAAAAAAACGGGTGAACTTCAGTTTAATGAAGACGGAACCCCGTTAATGGTTATAGCTCCGTTTGTGGGTGAGTCAAAAGCGCGAAGAAGGTATGAACGCGAGCGTAGTACATTTAGTCAAAAGACTGGACTTTCATACGAGTTTCCTATTTGGGGCGATCTTTCTACAGAAGCCCGTAAAGCTTACGCTGCTATTAATAAAACAGATGATGTTCTTGAACAAGATTTGGCGTTCCGCGCTGTAAAAAAACAAATTCAAAAAGATTTAGTAGCGCAAGCCTCAAAAGAAAATTTGCAAGAAGCTGAAAGCCGTGCAACACAAGAAATGCTTGCCGCCGGAGAACGTGCGCGTAAAAAACAACCCGCTGGTAAAGGGCAGGTACTGCCGCTTGATATTTTAAAGAAGCTTGCGCGTGGTGACATTCAAGGTGTGCTGGAGTATTTAAGCACACAAGGTCATGGTTTAAAACTTAAGCGTGGTTACGATTTAGTACCGTTCACGGGGGTTAATGGAAAAACAGTTTTGCGACGTGGTGTTGTCAACATCCGTGATTCAGTTGCATTGGGAATATTTCGCGGTCTTGCCAATACTTTGTCAAATGTTGCCGATCTTAAAGTCAATGTTGTGTTTGATAAAAACATGATACATGATCAGATTGCCAAATATGATGCTAATACCAATACACTGTTTGTTGGCCCATACGGTTTAGATGAAGCTACAATTTTGCATGAACTGACTCATGCTGCTACTGTAAAAATTATTCATCAATTTTTTACTGACAAAACAAAACTTGATCCGCGAGTTGCAAAATCTGTTGAGCGTTTGCTAGATATTGCTAGTGCTGCTAAAGCTAAATTAGGTAGCACATACCCTAATGCATTTGATAACTTATATGAGTTTGTTGCTTATGCAATGACCGACATGGAATTCCAGAATGAATTGGCTGGAATTCAAATTCCTCGTTTAGCATACGCTACTGCTAAAACAGAAGAACAATCTAAAGAGTTGCAACTTGAACGTGAGACTGGCGTGCGCGAAGGTTCGTATGACAGTATGTTTGACAACCTGTGGGATTACTTCACAGGTACTTTGGCATTCATGTACAAACTGTTCCGCCCAGAACAGACACGTGAAAAGATCTTGATGCCAACTGAAAAAACTGGCACGCCACGGAAATCTACTAAAGAAAAAACTATTGCTCCAAGAGAGCAAAAAGAAAAACGAGAATTAGACCTTGCTGAAAAAGAAGCGCTTGCGCCTGAATCTTTATTTGACAATCCTGAAGAAGCTAACGTTGCTGAGATTCCTCCTCTTAAAGATGAGCTTGTTAACGAGCGTGGCGTTACAAATCTACGTCGTGAAATTTTACGTTCCCCCGGTTACAAAGGTAACTTGTTGTTAGAAGCTTCCGCTGCTTTTCAAAATATTCTTGCCGCACCTGAAGGCGGAATTGAACGCCTTGCTGGTAAAGAAAGTATTGGCGCTGCGGCTGAACTATATGTTGGAGCAAAAGGCGCGGCTGGTAAACCGACTACGCAAAAAGCGCCAAAGAAAACTACGCAACGTTCTCCTGACGAAATCATTGCAGAGCAAAAACTGCCTAATGAAAAGAGCGCAAACAAAGTTCGTGACTTTATGACCAGCACTGCTGGTGTGCGTAGACTTGCTACTATCTTTGCAAACAGCCGTTACCCCATCAAGGTGTGGGAAGATGGATTGCAACGCGCAAAGAAAATTATTGATGCTGGCCCGAAGTTAAACAACATTTATACACAGATTACATTGTCTGCGGCGCGTGCTAAAGATTTGTATCTAACAATGGTTAATACACCTGCAACTAAATTACAACAAGCTATTGGCGAGTATACAAAGGCTGCTAAAGTTGATTCTAATTTGGCGCTTAAGCAGTTGCATACATACTTCATGGCGCTACATGAGCCAGAGCGTCGCGCAATTAAATTTTTACGCAACGTGCCTTTAAAGAATTCTGATGTGCAATTTACAAACAGTTCAGGAGTTGTATCCACAATTAACCCTGCTAACTTCCGTAAAGATGTACTAGATGCAGTTGAGTCTGGTAAGTTGACCAAGAAAGAAGTTCAACGACTGCGTAAAGAGTTAGATGCAGTTGTTGCACAGTTTGCTGAAGCTTCGGGTTATAGTCCCGCTGGTTACAAGACTACTGACAGAGACGGCTCAGACTACAACGTCATTGGTAACTTGTATCCTGATGAAGCAAAAGCTATTCGTGATAAGTTCAATGGCAACAAGAAGGCTGATGCAGTAATCACAGCAATGAAAGCCATGAATGATGTTACAGCCGAGCTAAATAAAAAGGCTAACTATTGGTCTAAGCCTGTGCAGAGCGTCGTAGACTTCTATGGGTGGGATCATTACATCCCATTCAAGGGTAAAGAAATATCAGGTAGCCAAGACGGAATGCTTGACTTTGATATTCTTAAAACAGACAAGCGCTTTGGAGAAAAACTGCAAGACTTTCAAAGTGAATTTGAAGGCCGTGAGTCATGGTCAGACAACTCATTAACGCAGATCATGAGCGATGCTACACGCGCTGCGATGCGTGCTGGGCGCAAAGACTTGACGCTGGCAATTAAAAATGCCATTGATCAGAAGTTATTGATGGGTTCAATCAACGAAGTAAAAGGTTTGAACGGCAACCCAGTTGAGTTTGCTGATCGCAACAAGATTGACTTGGGTGAGTTGTCTGGTAAGACTACTATCTTCCATTACAACGAAAACGGCAGCATTGATGTGTTGCAGGTGTATAGCGAAGCTGAGCGCAATGCTATCCGTCGCGCATACCAGCAGACCAATCCTTTGATTGACATGCTCAATACCGTTACTAGTACTGTGGGTCAATTCCACACACGCTATAACGTGGCGTTTGCGCCAATGAACTACTTCCGTGATATGTTGACCAATGCATTTACCATTGGCACAGACATGGATGCAACAACTGCTGCGCAATACATTGGTGCTGTTACATCACAAGTTGTGAATGGTGGCATGTACAAAACATGGAAGATTTCTAGTCTGTACAACGCGGGTAAGACTGCTGAACTCAATGCGTTTGTTGCAAAAGATAAATCAGGTTTCTCTCAAGATGTTATGGAGTACATCAAAGAAGGTGGCATGGTGTCCTACTTGCAAGGCTTGTCTGCTACAGGTACGTTCCAGAATTTGCAAAAAGATCTAAATTCAAGTAAGCCTAAAAAGGCATTGGCTGCTATGAATAATTTCTTTGACGTGTACGCTGACATGTTTGAATTGTCTAGCCGTACTGCCGCTTACCGAATTACCCGCAATAAATTGTTGCGTGAAGACAAGTTGTCTGATGAAGCCGCTAAGACTCGCGCGGCTGCCTATGTAAAAAACCTCGCAAACTTTGAGCAAGTTGGTGAGTGGGGGCGTGGTGCTGGCGCGATGTTTATGTTCTTTAGGCCCGCCGCTACAGGTGCGGTACGTGCTATTGAAACATTAGGGCCAATGCTTCGCAGTACAGATGATGCAATCTTGGACTTGCCACCTGAAGTGCGCAAAGATGAAAAGGCAGTTGCTGAATTCCGTAAGAGCCATGAGAAGCAACGCAAAGCCGCTACAGCTATGACATTGAGTTTGGCTGGCTTTGGTGTTGGTATGTACTTGCTGTCTATGGCATTGTCAGACGATGATGAAATGGGGCGTAACCGCACCAAGACTGACGACATCAACCGTTGGGCGCGTTATGCTCGTTTCCATATTCCCGGAATGGACAATCCAATTCAAATTCCTTGGGGCTTTGGCTTGGGCGCATTTGCGGCTAGTGGCGCACAGATTGCTGCTATGGCTACTGGACAAGCATCTATTAAAGAAGGCTTCAGCAACACATTGTCTGTGATGATGGATTCGTTTCTGCCATTGCCAGTCTCGCGTATCAACATGTTTGATAACTTCCCCGCATGGTTAATGGACTCTGCGCTGCCATCTGCGGCTCGTCCTCTGTTTGAATGGCAAATGAACATCGATGCTTTGGGTCGTGAGATTTACAACAATCGTCAGACTCGCGTGGGTGATGCGTACACAGGTGGCGACAACATTCCTGAGTTGTATAAGTCAGCCGCCCGTACCCTTGCAGATGTTACGAATGGTGCTATAGACTGGAGTCCTAACACGTTGTATTTCTTTGCCAATAACTACGCTGATGGGCCAATGCGACTTGCGCAAACAGGCATGAATCTGTCACTGCTTGCGGCTGGAGAAAAAGCGTTCAATCCAAAAACAGACACAGTTTTGTTTGATAGCTTCTTTGGTTCTGCCTCAAACTTTGACGCTAAACAATTCTCAAATATCGAAAAACAAATTAAAGAAAAAGAACGTAGGTTTAAAATGTTTGAGTCAAATCCAGAACAGTTTGCAAGGTACGTTGAAGCTAATCCAATGGATGACTATCTTATCAAGATGTATAACGAAGGCATCAATGGTCGCTTGAAAGAGTACCGAGAGGAAGCCAACAGAGTTCGTAAGATGCCTGATCTTTCTCCTAAAGAACGTAGCGATGCATTAAAGAACATTGTGCAGATGCAGAACTTTGAGAAGCGCCACATGATCGATGCGTTTGAAGCCTTCGATATCAAGCCCTAACGCATGCGCCATGCCCGTACACCAAGGACACCGTCCTTGGTTGTTACAAATGTTTTCACTCTGACACCCGCCTTTTTGGAGGTAGTGTCTATTATGAAAAGCATATACGCAGGGCGCATCGTAGGCACAAAGAAGCTATCCCCCACCCGCAAGGAATGAAAGGGGAATAACCATTCAGGCTCATTGGGTGGTTGTGGTGGCGGTGGTGTCTTCGTCATCTTTAAATATCTGACTGATGTCCATTACAACTTTGTAGGCTTGCACATTGGTAGAACCAAATGCCGCTTTCCATCCTGCCGCCATCTGCTTGCGTGATTTCTCTTTCAAAATGCCTCTACGCTCAAGCTCCCCTTCAAACCATGTTGGGCTAAGTTTATTTAGACGTAGATATTCTTTGACTGCGCTGGTAGACAACCAAATCACACCCTCATCCACATCGGCAGTAATGCTCAGCGCATTGCGAGGCTCCATGACATGCTTACCGTTACGGAACACCAATGCATTCTGAATGTTCTTGTTGATGAAGTCACCGAGTACGCTCTCTGCTTTGGACTCATCGTCCTCTGCCCTGCCATCGATCAATCTAACAAAGCCTTCGCCTACAACAGTAAAAATGCGGTCAAGGTCAAACTCAGTTAAACCCATATTGTTGGTGATCTTTCCTGCAATCCGTGTTGTACTAATCAAATTAGATAGGAAGCGATACTCCGCATTCTTTGAGTACTGCTCACCAACAGACAGGTATTCTGTCTTGAGGCGTTTACGCAGTTCAGGTACACCTATCTTAAACAACTCTGGTATGTACAGCGGCCCGGCGTGACCGTGATGGGTTTTTAATGATTCAAACATTAACAAGCCACGTTCATCCGTTAGCTCATACCCGGGAACCATAGGTTTGTGAATGGTTGGCTCAAGGATACGCATCTCCTCTGCATTCGTATCACCCTTGAATGTAGACATCAACTCACGAAGCTTTGTATTGGTTGTGATAATTGCAATCAGTTTAGTTACATAGGTCGCTTCACGCTCTTGGTTGGCTGATGACATCATCCGCAGTTTGGGTTGCCCTGATGAAATGTTATAGGCAACATGGGATACCACCTTGCCATCTGTGTTTGACTGCTCGTCTAGTCCATACAGAATGTTCTTGCAAGTCACCATACGATTGATCAACGCATTCTGAGTAGCGTCAAAGATTGACAGGTTTTCAGGGTGTCCCCAAATGCTCAGCGCACCGTATAGCGCACCTGTTTTACCGTAGCCTGATTTTCCATACAGTGAAAAGATCACACCATTGATGTTGGTAAACTCAATCAGTGGACTAGCAAATCCACAGAGAACCGCAAACGCATGCCACTCATAGCCGGGATCATTGAAGAGTTTCATAGAAGCTTTCCACCCCTCAAGCGTCCCACCTTCCTTGATATTGCGTACGACATTCTTTGAGATTGGCGACGGTGGGCAATAACGAATCTCTCCATCGTTCATGTACTCATTTGTGCCAAGCACAAACGATTCATGTGTCTCGGATGTCCACCCTTGTTGCACTCTCATTATGTCTGCCCTTTTTGTATTAGTTAAAAACGTTGACCACTTCATCAAGTAGCTTGCAATGCGCGGTGCTTGCGCAGGTTCAAAAGTTACACTGTTGTTTGCTAATGCCTCTTTGAGTTTGTCAGTGGCAGCCACAGAGCGCAGTGGTAGTAGGAATTCGTTTGAGCCATCATGCGGTAGCTCAACTCGTATAAGCAAACATTCGCCATCATGGGGACTCTTAAGGCGCTGGACTGGGTACATCGTGAAATGCAGTAGCAACTCATCAGGGTCTTGCACCATGCCTTTCTTAGTAGAACGTGGAGGAGGCGTGAAGTACACACCGCCATTGGCTCCGCGAGAGTATGGATACAGGAAGTCAGGAAAGGCTACATATTTTTGGGTATTCGTTTCGAGCCGTATTGGTTGCGCTTCATCTTCGGTTTGTCCGGCAACTGCTGGCTCTTCAACAATGGTCTCAACGGATTTGAGGACTCGACCAAGCTCAATAGGCCCCCGCTTACCAAGGACTGATCTGTGAGGACATCCATCACACCCCCCTCTGTTTTCTCTTTCGAAGGCATCGCAACTGTGCGCCCACTTTGCGCTTGAGATAGACTGGGTGCGTTTGTTCTCGACGTTCTGCCAGTCGTACCTGTCATCATGGTTGGACATGTCATGGATTGCTGAATCAGCATCTCTACACCGAGAGGCGACAGATATTCCAGCGTACCACAACGGCTCTGGACAACCATTCGTGGTGAGGATTTGTTTAAGTTGAGCACAGCCAGTCCCTTCTATTACGCTCTTGTACGCAATGATTCCAAAGTCATATTCAAAATTGCCATTCAGTTTGTCGTAGATTGCTTGGGTATCTTCATCAAGTCCCTTGGCAACCTTAGATAGATCAAACTTTTCTTGGACTTCGCCAAGTAGTGCGGTAAATAATTCAAATGGATTTGCATCTGCATCTTGTATAACTTCACAAGGTAATGGTTCTCCTTTTAAATTTCTACTCCCAGGGGCCCGCAGTATGCGTGCGGCATCGGCTGTAACTGCCTCATCTATTGAAAAGCCACTATCTATACATAGTTGTTTGAATTTCTCCGCATAGGGCTTCCAAATATCCGTTGGTACTTCATCAGTAAAAGGCCAGTAAGCGTGTACGCCTCGTCCGGAATTTACAATTACAGGGGATGGTAATTGCTTTTCTTCTACAAACTGATGCAGTTTGATCAGTGCGCCTTCCCATGTTGGGAATGGTTTGTTTTCACCACAGTCAAGGTCAACAAAGAATGCTCGCATGAAGATGCATGCATTGGCCTTGCGTTGATACCCTTCAAATGTACCAACTCCAAAAAATGTATTGAAGTCATCGGCATCAAACTGTTGTATATATTCTAGGGCTTCATCTAGGTCTTCAGTAAACTTGGGACGGACTACTCCGTCTTTCATTCCCACCACACAGATGTTGCCCTGCGTTGGCAATACTTTCTCGTAAAATTGTTTGTTCATGATCGCAGAGACAAAAAGGGCGGAGTCCGGCTCCGCCCGTAACAATAAGGACTAATTAGTCCGGCTCTTTAAGCGAACTGCTTTTCAAAGGACGACCTAGAATGTCCTCTGCATAAGCCTTCGCTTGCGCAAGACTGTTGACTGGCAACAATCCGCGTTTTTTATCCTCCTCTAGGATGTCTATAAAGACTTCAATCTTGGTACGAGTGTTAGGCCGTATAGCCCCGCCCCTGAACCACGCATGTACAGTCATGCGTGAAGTCTCAAGTACTTCTGCAACATAAGATGCATTCAACCCTGCCTCGATGCAATGCTTCGCCAAATCGATTCCAAGGTTGTACTTGCCGTTGTCCTGATTTACTAGGTCAACAAGTTTGGGGCTATACGTTCTGACCATTTACTTCTTAGCCCACTTTTTAACAATGTCACTCACATCATCAGCAGTCTCGGGAGCCGCCTTGCGAGTTGTTTCGCGTTTGACTGGCTCTGCAATTTCTACTTGTGCGGGTGCTTCAGTCTCACCGCCACCATCAGTCTTATAGACTGTCAAGCGGATAGCGTTCTCTGCCGCAGGGGTCTTGCCTTGACGCGCAATCACATCACGTACGTCTTCCGGTACGGCACTCACTGGAGCAAACAACAGACGAGGCACAGGTGAGTTGATGTCAAACTGCATCTTAGTCACGATGCGACCTGCGGAGACATTGTTGTTAGCCAACATTTGAATGTATGGTCTAAAAGGCCATTTGCCACCTTCTTCTTTACCGAACGCGCTTGTTGCCGGTAGCACCAACTGATACACATCGCCTGATGGATCATTAGGCAATACCACAGCAATGCGCCATGACAAACGGCAAGCGGAACCTGTACCGCCTTGACCTGAACCCTTGACTGACTGAGGACACTCAGCGCAAGTTGCCGCGCATGGAGATGTAACCTCTGCGTCAGGAACTTTGGAGTCATTAGACCAGCAAGCAGGGGACAACTTAACGCCCTTCTTGTAGGATTGGTTGTAGTATGTGCGTGATGCTTCATGCGCCATCTTCACGATCACTACATTCATAGAGTTGTCTGTATTGACACTCTGCTCTTTACCGCCAACGATCTTGCGGAATACACGTCCCTCAATAGAGATACGCTTGTTGCCTTTGGTTGCACCACCTGCTACTGCAAGTGTGTCTTCGTCAAGGCCGAGGCCAACTAAATCAGATGTGCCGAGAATGGTTGCGAGTTCGTTACTCATTTTGGATTTCCTTAAACTAATGTTTCACTGGTTGATGAAGCTTTGCGTACAACAATATCGTATTCACGCAATGCATTTACTCCGGGGGGTAGGCCATCGCCCACTCTCTCAGACATAAATTCTTTGAAGTTGCGCTGATGGATGCGACGTTCAAGCAGATCAATCGAGCCTTCCAACTCAATGAACTTTTTAAAGTTGTCCCAATCAGTGCAAAAGAAACGGTCTTTGACTTGGCGTGTAACTGTGCCACTATTTGTCTTAAATCCGTTTTGATTGTTCTCATTGCAAATTGCCAAAAGTGCTTCTTTAATTGATTCCATAGCATCTTTTAGTTCTTCGTCTTGAGACTCGTATGTCGCCTTTAATGACTCGCGCATTCTGCGAATCTCAAGGTAGTCTCCTACTAACTCTTCGGTGTCATTTACTACATTCACTGCTCTCTCCTTTGATTTCTTCACGATACAGGTCTACCAATTTTTCGTGCATGTCCACTTTGCCCTGAAGCATCTTGTACATACGCCTTTCCACCTCAGACCCTTGGAGGTGTATTACTGTCATTTTGTTTTTTTGACCCACGCGATCAATTCGCGCAATGCACTGTAGGTAAGTCTCAACGGACATTACAGGCGACCAAAAAACTACGATACTCGCGGCAGTGAGCGTGACACCGTGAGATGCAGATTGTGGCTGAATTAATAGTACTTGTGGGTCATCTGTTGTTTGAAACCGATTAAATATTGCTGATCGTTGGTTGGCTGACACATCGCCTGAAATGATTTCTGTAGAAACGTTATCTTTGGTTAACGAATCTTGAACTAGCTTGATGGTGTGCTTGTATGGAATGAACACAATGACCTTGTGCAAGGCTTCATCCATCACCTCTTTAAGAACCTGCAATCGCGGAGATACATCGAACTCGATGATGTTGTGGTCGTCTGTATATACAGCACCACCTGATAGCTGAAGCAGTTTGGTCAATGATGCCGCAGCATTTACTGTGCTGATTGTCTCGCCAGCCGCCTGAATCTGCATCTCTTTAACGAGTTCCTTATAGTATGCTGACGCTTGACCCGTCAAAGGTACTTCGCGTGTCTGATACATCACATCAGGCAAGTCTAAGCATTGGTCTTTCTCATATCGAATGGCAGGTTGCAACGCCTTGAATACTATGTCTCGGGCAGTGGGCTTGGGATGCCACTTAAACCTAGATGCCTGAACCATCACCATGTCTTTCCACGCAGTCTTGTACTTGGGAACATTGGATGGGTTGACTAGCTTGGCTAACCCAAATGCGTCCTCGGGAGATTGAGATGCGGGTGTGCCTGTCATCATCCACAGATAGGTAGATGGTTTGATGATCTTGGCAAGAGTCTTCCAACGTATTGTGCTTGGGTTCTTGTATGCATTGGCTTCATCGATGATGATCAAGTCAAAATCTTTGGCGATAATTGCTTCGCGCTCAGCGTTAACACCATCGTAATTGATGATGACAAAATCGTAACTTGCTTGGATGACTCTCCTGCGCTTTGAGCCGTGGGCTATCGCGCATGTGCGGTGCATTGCTGTTTTAAAAAGGTCTGCTTGCCATGCGCTTTGCATAATAGAAAGTGGGCAGACAACTAGCACTCTCTTAATTAAACCTTGGTTCATGAGGTAGTCAGCCGCCCAGATTGCCGCAGAGGTTTTGCCTGTACCTGCCTCATTGAAGCAGAACGCTCGTCTATGAAGTGTGAGAAACCTAGAAGTATCTCTTTGGTGGTCAAACGGTTGGAACATCCCGGGCCAGCCGTAGTGTTTCTCGATAGGAGATGGAATCTTATGGGATGTATCTAGTAAACGTGTGAGTGTTTGAACCTCTTGGATTCCCCAGTAAACAAGCACCTGCACATGGTTGCCTGTCGAGCCTACTATTTCGCTCTTGTCAATGTACTTGGTGATCTGATCTGCCATGTCATGTGAGCAATATAAACGCAATGCAATGTCGTCAACTATATCCATACTATCTTTCAACTTGTTAGGTGCAGGGATTCCACCTGCCCCACATCTCTTTAACGTCTGCGTGTCCTAGACGATTAGTCCTGTCGTGGGTGAAAGTGTTAACTCTAGGAGAGAAAGCCCCACCGACTAATTGACGCGGTTACGAGGCCAGCAATCTGCAAAGCACGCCTCTGTGTCCACTCACGCCTTACGACACATCTCTATTATGGAGTCTTAATCTTAATTGTCAAGTTACTTTTTGAAAAATATCGTAGGTGTTTTCACTTACGCTTCTCACGCTTACTAACTTCGGAGACTAAGTTTCCTTTAGAGTCGCGTTTGAATGAACGGTTTTTAGCTACGCTTTGAATGCGCAAACCGTCTTTGTTTGAACCGCCCTTGTCTAAGGCGCGAACGTGGGACACATCCTTACCTTCTCTGCGATCAGCTTTGCCGTTTCCATTTCCGTCTGAGCCAGTCTTGTCTATTGAACGACGACCGCGCTGACGCTCCATCCTACGCTCATGCTCACCTCTAGCTTTCTGCTGTTGGTATTCTTTATCATAGGGTCTAGGTTTATTAACGTACGGCATGTTACCTTCCTTTGTGGTACTCGCATGTGTTGACTGGACACCACCCGCACAGGGGTGTGGGGTTGGCTTGCCATGTATCTGTCTCAAACGAATTATGCAGTCGTTCAAGACTCCAAGTAAAGTCTTCCCAATAACTATCTATCTTGGAACGCTCATAGTCAGAGGTCACAAAGTGTTCGTGGGCTACAAACAATAGACCTGCCTTGATGTGTTCCAACTGAGGGAAATGGGCAAACGCCATGAGCGCCATCAACTGTAACTGTTTTGGGTCAGGGTACTTGTTGCTTCCTGTTTTGTAATCCACGATGAAACCTTGGTCATCATTGACAACTAGCAAGTCAGCGATACCGCGAACCCAATAGTCCTTTGCACCAAATGTGCAAGGCTCTTTGGCGTAAGTAAGCGCCATGCGATGCTCGGGGTACTTGTCCCCTTCCATCTCACGCAAGGGATCTAACTGTTTACTAAAGTGTGCGTAATTCTTGAGAAGCGGAGTACCATCTTTAACATAGTCTTCCAGTGCAGAGTGAACCTCTGTACCATACCGCATCTCTTTGGTAGGAAACTTTGTGAACCTTTTTAGTACCTTAACTTCTTGGTACTGTTTGGGGCAATTCGCGTAATCCTTGAGACCGGAGTACGACCATTTAATTTCAGATGGGTGCATGATACTGACTTTGACTAGGAGTTTTTGAAGCCCTCATCGTACCATTTCTTTTATCTTCGTCATAGTGTCCGATAACGTAGTCTTTGACAATCTTACCGTTCTTCTCGTCGCCAACAAGCATGGGCTCGACCCATGCGCGTATTCCAGATTTATATGTTCTCCAGTGACCTCTTCTCCAGTGCTGCCGTGGAGAGGCGTGTGTCCCTTGAGGTATGCTTGGTAGATCTCTTTTCTGTGCGGTGACTGAGATCAAGCGAAATTCAATCAAGGGTTTTTTGCCCTTGCGCATCTTCTTCTCGTTGACTTCTATATCTCTTGGGGTAGGTACAGACATATAGACTTCGCCTGTGTGATAAGTCATCATATAGATAGCTCTTAGCACATTGTATATTATGCTTCCAAGTTTTGGAATCCACTTTTCCTGAGAGATATGAGTTTGACTTGCTATTGAAAGTACTTGCGTCTCCCCATCTAGGAAAACTTCTACGCCAGTCGTGGCTATATGCAAGGGCTTGTTAATATCTTCAGCTAGAAGTGTATGTACTGTTATAGCGTTTTCTTGTTGTGTAACAATGAAAAAAGCAAGTCTATTTATGATGCTACCGTATTCATCCATATACGAATAAACACGCTCTTCGGTTTCGTATTGCCCTGTGATAACAACAATTTTAGGGAACGGCAATTTAATCTTGCCTTCCTCAATAAATACATTCTCAAAATCAGGTGGGGTTTCATAGTCTCGTTCAATTGCTATCTTGGGGTACTTAACAATAGCATTGACCACTTCTTCTCCCGCGCCTTCCAAACCAACCCACTCCTTTTCCTTTACAAAATCGCATACTTCACCCATTATGAGTCTAAGGCCATCTTTTATTCTTGCGTCTTCTAAACCTTTTCTTAGGGATTCATATCTTGTATTAGCCGCAATGCGCCCAAATGAAATAATTTTTAAATTTTCAGGGTTCTGTGTCATCTTAGTTTTAGTCACAGCAAGTTTGTCAAATTTAGTCATTAGCAATCTCCATAAGTTGCTCCCGCTTTTGCTTCACATGCGACAGGTAGCCCACTCGCCCATGTTGGCGGTTTGAACATGAGACCAGTTATGACCTCTAGGGCTATGTCAACCTTGTCTTCTTCTACAACCACGACTGCGGCATCATGCACAGTCAATGCAACGCGATACTTATCATTGATCTCAACCATCTGAGTACCCACGATTATTCGCGCCAACGCTTGAACAATGTTCTCTACAACTCCACCGCCCCAAATGGATATCTCGCCTCTGCGTGAGTCATAGACAATCTGAGACTTGCCATCCTTCTCAGCTCTTCGTAGGTTTGGGTATCGGATGCGTAAGTTATTAGGCAAGATGATGCCTTCCGCGTCGTAGAACACACAACCATGCTGACCGAACGATAGTGGCTTATCAAACTTGTTGTTCATCATGTCCTCAAGCAGTTGATCAGCTTCATGCCACAGGTCAATGATGTTGTCGTTTTTCTCTCGGTACACACCCACGATACGCTTACATTCTTCTTCAGTCAGCTTAACGCTTACTGGCTGCGAGGTAGATAGCGTGTGTTGTAACTTCAACGCTCCAGTACCGTAGCCCAATCCCAATATGCAAGTCTTACCTACGAACCTTTCAGTTGGGTCTTTCTTAGATATGGGTCGCTCGTAGATACTGGATGCAAACACAGAGTACACATCTTCACCATCTGCGAATTGTTTAACCACATCATCTTGACCCGCAAGCCACGCAAGCACGCGAGCCTCGATCTGCGATGAGTCAGAGTTAATTACTAGATAGCCCTCGGGCGGGATGATTCCCTTCTTCAAGGCTTTCTTTTTTACATCACGGCTTGGCAAGTTCTGAAAGTTAATCTTGTCTGACCCCGACCATCTGCCAGTATGTGCGCCATAGTATTTCAGGGGGACAGGAATCATTCCTCTGTTGCGCTTGCCTATGTCAATGAATCGTTGGATGCGCTTTTCTTCTAGGGTTGACTTCGTGCCGAGACGTACTGCGCACAGGTGTTGGATAAAAGTATCTTCATTCTCAGTTAATGCAATGAAGCCTTCATCCTTCTTGGCAAGTGCGGGTACTTCTTTGCCAGTCGTAGGACTGTTCTTGAGTGGCACAGTCACACCAAATCCTTCTAGCACCTTTGCGAACTTTTGATTGCTAGAGAGTTGTTTACGCACTTCCTCCTCAGTCGTGCATTCAAGCTTCTCCATCAAAGACGAGAGTAATTCGCTCTGCTCTTTGCGTAGATCATCAAGGCGTTGCTGAAGAGTCTCCTCATCCACATAAAGCATGGGGTGAGTGAACATGCGCAAGGTCATATCTATTAGTTTGAGTTCCTCCATCGGGAAACCTTTAGACATGTTATTGAACAGTTGGTAGGTCAACGCGACATCGTTACGGCAATACTCTCCGTATTGCGCTAAGTCCTCGGGAGTAAAGTCCGAACGTGTCTTGTCGATAGCGGCAGTGACCTCTGTACCTTTCTCACCTATTCCATATCGGAGTGCGAGCTTGGCCAGAGAACCACCGACCTCCACACCATGTATAGCTCTCGCCATACACAGTGTGTCTAAGTAAACCATTGGAGTGATACCAAAGTGCCACTTCAAGATCGCGCCATCAAACAACGTGTTGTGGGCAAGCATCATGCTATTCTTCCAGTCGAATTGCTTCAGCCACTTGCGTGTTGCTTCGCGGTCTCCCGAGAACCATACTGGCTCACCAGCGTCAACCTGTACTGCAACCCCAATAACTTCAAACCGCGAGTCTCTTATGTACTCCTCCGTGGTCTGAGTTCTGAAGCCTAGGTCTTTGCTTGTGTAGTAGGTCTCAAAGTCAATGGTGATAAGGCTCATTGATTACTTAGTTGAGTTGATTTCGCGTGTCAGATACCATTGCGCTTTGCGTAGGTCTTCCAACTTGTTGCCCTTGTGATCGGCTCTCGTAAGATACTTAATCACATTGCCAAGGTTGTAGTTCAGCTTCTTCGCTTCAATGAAGTCGATGGTCTCAATGCCACCTGCCGTGTAGTGAGGCGGTTGATTTACAAGATCAGGGGTAGCTAAAACTTTAGGTAAGTATGAAACTTCCACCATACGCTCGGGGGCTTCCATGCGAATCTTACGCTTGTATGTTGGCTCTAACATTGTGCTAATACTTTTATCCGTGGTGATGGTAGTCAAGGGAACCGCCGGGATAGTCGGTAAGCGACCAGTTGTTTTAAGCTTGTTCTTGATGACGTACAAGTACTTAATGTCAATGCCTAATGCGGAAGATACCTCGGCATGCTTAGCATCGGGAAACTTCTCATAGTGGCGACGAACTTTTTCGATTGTGGTGAGTTTGCGTTTTGTCATATAGACTTTCTTAAGTAAGGTTAGGGATTGATATAGTAAGGCTTAGTTTTTATTTGTCAAGTGGTTTTTCAGAAATATTTTTTATCCTTTCATAATATTGTTTAGGGAATGGGTCTTTCTTATCTAATAACTTTCTTAGCCAATCAGCGCCACCAAGGTGTTGGAAAATTATCCAATGTCTATCTGACATTCGTACTTGCTTACCCATTACTTGCCTACCAATTAAAGGTTCAGGCGGTTTAGGTCTTGGCATTATGAATTTCCTTTTCTTCTTGCGTGGATAGCGATTGTTTTACTTCGGTAGTCAATGCCTGAGAAGTTTGCATACTCAGCCAATGTTCTAGCCTTGCCTAACCCATAGATACCAAGGTCAGCGTTGTGCTGTAGGAGTGCGGTCATCCTCGCCTTAGACTTGTTGTCTAGTTCCCACCATCGTTGGTTTCTTTCCTTATCGAAATTGGGCGACCAATGAACCTCGCGGTGTGTTGTCGCTACATCCCCTGTGCTATACAAGTGATAGATAGGCACATCTGTAGTGTGATAAATATCCCATCCATGTGTCCATGCACGTACCGAGAGAGTCTGCTCCTCGCCCTCAAAGTACAAGTGCGGGTCGTAAGGCACTTCGTATACAAACCGCCCATGAGTGAAGATAAAACCTGCCGCCATGTGAAAGCCTTTCAGGGGTACATCACTTGTGCGAGATGAAGCAGTAAAAAGAATGATCGTGTTCTCTTCTTTAAACTCAAAGTCATCGTTGACATAGTTATACAGAATCCCATCGGTAGTTCTCTCAGGTACAGGAACATCGTCAACCATCTTGAATGGGTGTGGGTAATTGGATATAACAAACTTAGGCGACATTTGTGAGCAACGTGCTGCCGCTATGAGTAGTGTGTCATCCCACCCCTGATCAAATACCATGTGAGAGTCGATCTGCATAAACCATGATTCACCTGAGTAGAGCGACATGGCAAGGGAACGCGCCCAACAAGCACCTCTCGTATCGCGTACATCTATCCCAACATACCTTACTTGGGATTTGATATCGTCAAACTTGAGTCGCCTTTCCGCAAAGTTTTGTTCTACTATTCCAAACCTCAACTCACTTGGGCGGCTAGCCTTTGCAAGCATGTCTCGTATGGTTTGTTCAAGTAGTCTGTCACAGTAGGATGCAACGCTAACAAAGATGGTCATCGTTTCATCCCTCGCACAAAAGCGGCAAAGCTTGCGGCAGTATCGCCAAGAGCCTTCATCGCATCAAACTCTCGCGCCACCTCTTCTAAGACTTTATTACGCTCTTCTGTTGGGTTAATGTAGTCTTGAATGTCATCGTCATCCATTATTTTTCTCCTTGCGGTATTCCATAACTTCATTTAACAATCGTTCCATCTCGTCAGCCGCCATTAAATGAAATGGACTGATTGGCTTGTGACTTGCCATTGAACGCATCATGCCTATAGTTGTTCTAGCGGTTGACTCGCTCAGAGGGGCGCGTCTTCTTCGTTCTCGGGGTTGAACTTCGGCTCTCGCTTGTCGTTCTTGTCCTTGGGGTTTGGGAATAGAGGGAAAGGCCATGTCACGCCTCCCCCAATGTGTTCAATACGATTGCTCTGATCTTCATGTAGGCTTCCGCCTTCGTGTACGGCATGGCTAGTATGTTGTCTATTTCGCATAGTGCCTCGTAGTATTCTGTTGCATGCATTGCATGTTGAAGTTTATTTTCATCTTCGGGGTATTCAAATTCAAGTACGGCTTTCATTGACGTTTCTCACTCGGGGGTGTCCACCCAAACTTACGCCATGTATCTTGTACATTGGTTAGATTGGCGGGAACGTAAATAAATCTTGGGTCTAGCAAGCTTGGGCGCACAGGCTTTTGTAGTTTCTGCGCGGGTATAGAGACCAGTTTCTTGTTGGTGTTCATTTGATAAATCCATCCATTAAAAGTTGTAGTTGATGTACGTTGTTTTCATCGATGATCAATGCTAAGCCTCCCGCGATCTCGATAGAATTTAAATTGTGAAGTTGCAAAGCCGTTGGCTTACCACCATTGGCTTTGCACTCGATGCCTACAAAGTGTCCCTTGTAACAACATAGAATGTCAGGGATGCCTGAATGACCAAACCCCGAGGCGACAGGCATGGCATGGTATGCGCCCATGCCTTTGAGTACCTCAATTACTTTCTTCTTTACCTTCTTCTCGGGCGTATCAGCCATATCAGTTACTCCTTATGTCCATATAGACTCTTGACAAATTGATTGTCCAAGACAAGTATGTATAGGTTCTTGGTTACTTGCCAACCTATATCATCTAGTCTTAGGTCTTGATGATTGATATACACAGTCGTGTTATCAGACTCCCACTCCTCCAGTATATTAGGAGGGAATGCGTGAATCATTGATATTAAAGCTTTGATCTGATCAGGCAAGGTATCCTCATCGAATATTCTTACATGGTTCTTTGCTACCACAACTGCGTATTCATTGTCTCTGACCCACATAGCTACCCTACTGCTTCCGCTAAGAGTTCTATGAGCGACAGGTGTTAGTTCACTATTGATATCATGGAGCATGCTTGGGCAACAGCACTACAAGTTTGTTGTTTGAATTGCCTACCGCAAAGTCCATGTCGTCAAAGTAAGTATCATAGTATCTAACACCAAACTCATTGTCTTTGTCAAAGTATTTAGGTTTACCTTCCAAGTATGAGCGAATCATTGCGACAGTCGGTGCATGCTCAGTTTCTTTCAGACTAGCATACCGTTTCAGGGGTGACTGAAACTCATACCCAAGCTTGCCAGTACTCGCATTCATTGCAGTCACAAAGTCTGCCACATAGTATCCGCTTACAGAGTCAGCTTTGTATCTATCATTCTCTATATAAATCATAGTACACCCCTTCTTGAATCGGTCTGCCGTTGCCTGACTATCCTTAACTGATGCGACTGCCTTCATGTAGTTATCGTACATCTTTTGAAACTCAGGTATGTGCTGATGTACAGACATATTATCAATACCCAATACGGCTTTAAGTGCATCCAATGCTTGTGTCCCATTGATACCAAAGTTAGGTTCTCTTGAATTTGTTATTTCAGCTAACGCATGATAGATTGCGCTATTGAACATCTCCATCACCTTGGCTTCTGTGGGTTGTTCTTTGTTCTTCTTGATAGTGCGAATCAGATTGGGTAGCTTTTCAGAGTCTCGTGCATCACTACCTGACCATTTGCTAGACCTATCTTTGCTGATGATACTTGGCATGCTTGCAATATAAATAGGCTCTCCGCAGTTTGACCCTATTGATAGACTACCAATCCTCATGCCATTGGGCATCTCAAGGGTAATACTTTTATTGCTGAAGTTATCCCCATCAAAGCTGACTCGCGTGTCGAATTCATGGCAGAACTCATGCGCAAATTTATTCAGGTGTGTGCTATTAGACAGAAGTCTATTGGCTTTCCAAGCATCGCCATATACAGATACTATTTCCATGATTACTTTCTCCTAGTTAAATACGAATGAATCTACTGTTGTTTTCATCGGTGATGATGTACCCCCACTTGGATGTTGGGAACTTCTCACCAATAGGTAACTCTTTTAGAACTGCGGCATCGTCACAACCTGTTAGAACAATATCCCTCATGTTCTCTTTAATTCTTCTATCGAGAGTGAGTTTGTAATGCTCGTCAAATGATCTTGTGATCTGTCGCATTGCGTTCTCGGTATCATCGGATGTGAATATGGTATTCAACAAGTGACGATGACTGTAGTAGTGATGACCATGACCCGCGATAGAGAACACGATTGCCGCATCAACAAACTTTCTATCTCGCACCAACTGAACAAACAATCCCTCATCAAGACAGTCAAGGTCGCCCTCTTGGTCATACAAATCTCTGAACACCTCCAGTATGCCCATCGATGTCATTGGCTCAATGAACTTCATCGCTATTGTTTGAAACTCTGCGAACTCTTTGAGTGTTTCGTTGGCTTTCTTTTTGTCAATGTCTCGCTTAAAAAACTTATATGGCGTGACTGCATCTCCTGTCTTCAAGTCAATGCGCAGACCCTTGAATACTGGATGCATCTTTGTATTGGTGTAGTACACCACGCCTTTACGCCCACCATCCTGATGGATGTACCCCTGAGTAGCTTGTGACATAAACATACAGTCACCTTGCCCTGAAAAGTTAACTACCTCGAACGAGTTGTCAGGATGTATCGTCAGCAAGTGTCGCTTGTAATTCCATGAGTCCAAAGACTTGTCCTTCTCAACGATCTTTTTAGACTGATCAGGTTGGGTATAGTAAATATCAACGAGATTACCTCTGAGTCTGAAGTGCCTGTCAGAGTATCGCCTTGCGCCTAAGTTGTATGCGCCATTTGAATCCCTGTATGGCTTTGCCGTCTTTGCGTACTCAATGAGTGCGTTGTAACTAACATTTTGTATATCGTAGAATGACATTATAAATTCTCCATAAATACTTTTTTGCCTGTCGGAGGAGTCCAATTCTTGTTCTCCGTTACCATCCACAAAGTTGGTGATGAGATGTTCCACACCACATCGCTCTCAAGATAACCATCGGTGAACACCAATACGCATTCAGCGTTGATCTTCTTCTTGTTTATGTATTCAGCCACAGATGAAACTCTAGTTCCTCCGCCACCCAAAGGCTTCAACATCGAACCGATTTGGTCATAGTTATCCGTAAAGAGTTGTTCACCATGTACCTTGGTGTCCCACCACAAAATGCGCACCGCATCAGGCGAGACTGCCTCGCAGATAGAGACCAGTTCTGAGGCGAACTCATTAAGTTGTTGTTGTCCAATCGAACCTGAAGTATCTATCGCCACCACCACCTCACCAATAGTTTCATTCTCTACTGTTGGTAGGTAGATATCGTTGGAGATCACACGCCTATTGAACTTGCGCCATGTGTACTCATCCTTGCCTTTGCATGATGATGTTACAAACTCAGCCAACTCTTTCTTCCAATCAATGACAGGGTTGAGTAAGTCGCTGATAGATCGGGGCAAGTCAATACCCAAGCGACCCGCTAGGAGTGCGCCTTCTCGTATTGCTCTATCGATCTTGCCATCCATCTCCTTGGCTTCCTCTTGAGTCATAGGTTTGCCAAAGTCATGCTTGTCGAATTCGTATTCACCACCCCCTGAACCACTACCCTTCTCGCCTTCCTTGTCAGGCTTACCACCACCTCCGCCACCACCCTTCTTGCTCTTGAGTAATTTGTATATCTCACGCATGCTCATGTTGTGATACTGCGGGTCATACAGTCCACCCTTGGGTAGTTGAACTAACTCGGGATACTTCTTGCTGATCTCCGTGATCATGTCATTGACCACATAGTCAGCCGCCTTGTTAGCCTTCTCACCATCCTCCTTGAACATGTCTGCTCCGTGCAGATGGTGTCGCAATCCAATGTGCAAGTTCTCATGCAAGATGAGTCCATTGACCTCGGCTTGTGTTGGACAGATAGTCTGTAAGAATGTTCTGCCATACTTCTTGTTGATGCCATCCGTATAGGCGGTGATCGCTTCATCCACCACCTCAGTCGAACCCATCATCATCACGCCACCCCACAATGCAGTCTCGGGGTGTTTCATCAGGGCGATATGCCCCTTCTTGATTCGTTGCTCTTCAGTAATCATTATGGTCTCCAGTAATAAACGTCTAACAGTAAAACGATAAGTGCTACAAGTAATAACACTCGCTCAAACTTTTCCCACTTGGTTAGCATTTCTCTTCTCCAGTTGTTTCTTCCAAGGTTCTCTTATTCGCATACCCCACTTGCTTGGTCTCCCACCAAACGGATGTTCGTGCCAAAGTGGGTAAATGTATTCTTTGCGTATTCTCTCCATCGCATGTTCCTCACTATCTGCCTCAATGAGTAGGTCTCTCATTGATATATCTACCAATACTCGATACATCGCCATTTAATATCTCCTCACAGAAGTTGGTGATTGTCAGTTGCCCACTTGTTGATCTCTTGGTTGTATCGCGCCAACTTGGGCTTGGCTCGCATCATCATGGTGAAAAAGATCGATTGAATTTCTTCTTGGGGAATACGATTCACAAAGTCCATGTACTTGTTCAGGGTATCCTGAGTATCTAACTTGTCGATTGCCTCGAACAACATCATGACCAATGCGCTTACATTGTCAGGAACGCTGATAGTCTTGGGACTCTTGATGATGTCCTCATACTTAGTCAGGCGACCCTCAAGTGAGATGAATGCCGCGATAGACTTAGCGAACGCTTCACCCGCAGTACCCGCCAATGCAACAGTCAATGTATTCTCTGTGTACTCACCACGCTTCTCAACGATTGGAGAACACTTAGCCAATGAGCGAGGAGACACAAAGGACTTGCTCGTTGATGATGGTTTAAAGATATATGGGTTGTCTTGCTGATCGGGATCTAAGTAAGACTTGAACGCCTTGGTATTCATAGCCGCCCATGCCCGAATGGGTCGCGCAATGCCATTCGCACTTGCCCATGTATTCCACTCATCGTGGTTAGGCTTACGCATACTGACCAAGCACACACGATTCCCAACGTGTGCCAACATGCCATCACCCACACCATCGCTTGCATTGTTACTTGTTGCAAAGACGATGCTTCCCTCGGGGAGTTGCTCATCACCCACACTACGCTCCAACATGAGTCGGGTATAAATGATCTGCATCAACTTGGGTGACTTCATGAACTCATCGAGCATGATCACCTTCTTCTTGCCGTTGCCCATCTTGAACAACGATGAGACATAGTACTCAAGTGTCTTGCTTGTGTGGTTCGGGATAGATGCCGCAACATCCATCATATCTTTCACAGGGCAATCGACATAGATGTAGTCGTACTCATCCTCACCCATCTCTGCCTTAAGCATTGTTAAGATGGTTGATTTCCCAACGCCTGGCTCAGAGACAACAACGACTGTGTTTGTTGCACCGATAGACTTGATAAGTTGCTTGGTCTCATCGATAGATGTGGTCAATGAAAAGTTTACTTTCGACATAGCTTTCTCCAATTAATGTTTCAGGGGTTACTGACTTACTTTTTTGATCTCAAAGGTTTTTGATTCCTCATCGACCTCGATGTAGGCTTCTTTCAAACCTACGGCTACCAATGCACAAGAGATGTAGATGCGCTTGCGCTCTGATCTCCAGTACATGACTGTCATGACTGCAAATGCAATCAACAATACAATTTCTAAATCTGTCATAAGAATGCTTTCAATGGTTTAAAGTTGGACAACAAGTCATCCACGCTCTCTTTCACTTGGCTTCGTGCATACGAACTCTCACGCAACTCCTCGCATGTCACGCCATCCAATACGTTCTCTAGTCGAGCTCTAGCATCCTCCAATGCGTTGTTATTTGTTAAGTTGAAAGACTTCAGGGTCTCACACAACTCCTTGGCTTGTGTGATGGTTGTGTCGTAAATCTTCTTGCGCTTGACCTTGCCATCCTCGTTGGCGGTATTCTCTGTGCATGCATTGCTGATGCGCTCAGCGAACAGGACAAGTCTCTCGCTCGCATCTTGCATGACTGTATCGATGATCTCTCCCACTTGCTTCTCGTATCCGCGCATCAAGTCTTCAGCGATAGCCTCGCTGATGTTAGACCTGAAGTCATTTGCGGGGACTTTCGTTATGAACAACTTGATCTTGAACTTGCTTCGCAAATCTTGTGGTTCAGGGTACTCTGAACGATTAAACATGTCGCCTTGCTTGAATGCCGCATCGCTGACCATCGTGGGGTATGCCGCAATGAACTTATCAAACAAGTCATCAAAGGCTTTCTCATGCCCCTCGTATTCTTTCTTGAACTTCTCAAGGTTGATCATGGGTAGCAAACGCATTGACCCCGCCCAATCGTATGTGCAACGCTGAAGCCAGTTATAGACGGTCTGCCGATAGTTAAGGAGGGCTTTGTGGTCGGGCGAGTTAGCGAGCAAGTTCTTGGTGAACTTGCCTGCCTCAGAGGATGCATTCTTAGCAGATGTAACCTCGTCAGAGATAG